TCCATTGTATAGAACTGGTGCTGATGACAAATATCATAAATTTCAAAGATATTCTGATGAAGATGTTATGGTTGTTGGTGGTACTAATAAGCGTGTTGGTATAGGTACATCCTCGCCTAGCACTAGCCTCCATGTTATAGGGGGAGATGGAACGGTTGCAAGATTTGAAGAATCGGTAAGTGGTAAATATGCTATTGCAGATGGCAATAGTTTTGTTGCATCTAAAGAACTATACATTAAAGCTGGGGCGGTATCAAATAACCATATATATTTTCAAAATAGTTCAAGTACCAATATGGCTCTTCTATCTAATGGAAATTTGGGCATCGGTACAACCTTGCCTAGTGGTAAAGCTCACATTTTTTCGGGATCTGCTGGTGGTTCTAGTGCAATATTTAATCAAGCAGATGAGCTTGTAATTGAAAATAGCGACCATGCTGGAATTACTATAAAATCACCAGCGAATAAAGAATCAAGTGTATTTTTTGGAGATGCTGACGATAGCTCAAGGGGTGGCATAAGATATAATCACGATGGCGACACAATGACTTTTCAAGTTGCTAGTGCTAAATTAATTCTTGACCTCAACTCTCGCATTAGTCTATCTAATAATGATAATGGTTCATCAAATACAGTTTTTGGTTATCAAGCTGGTAATTCTATAGCATCAGGTTCACTTGGAAATGCTTTATTTGGTGAATCAGCTGGTGCTGGAATATCAACAAATGACTATAATACATTCATAGGTAATAATGCTGGTAGGTTTTATGGTCATGCATCAGCTACAAAAAATACTGCTGTAGGTTATCAATCAATGTATGTAGGTGGTAACGCATCTACAAATTCAGCTTTTGGCAATACTGCATTAGGATATCAAAGTTTATATTTAGTTACTACTGGAAGTAACAATGTATCTTTAGGTTATATAGCAGGAGATAGTCTAACTACTGGCTCATCTAATGTTATTGTTGGCTCAGGTGCAGGAGTTAATGCAACTACACAAAGTCAATGTGTATTAATTGGAGCTGACGCTGGATTTTTATTAAACAATAATAATGCAAATGGTACAATAGCAATTGGCTATCAAGCTGGTTATTTAATAAATCAAGGAATTAATAATACTGTTGTAGGTAAACAAGCCATGAAAGGCATTACAACTGGAGATAATAATATTGCTATTGGTGCTTTAGCATTAGGTGATGCAGATGCTGGTGTTTATTCAGGTAACTCAAGTTCAAATATTGCAATTGGTTCTAGTGCTATGGGCGGTACTATGGCAAATATTACTTCTGATAATAATATAGCTATTGGTACAAACTCACTAAGCGGTAGTTTAAATGGAGTATCTGATAATATAGGAATAGGTACTAGTGCCTTAGAAAACTTAACTACTGGAGATAGCAATATAGCTATTGGACTTGGAAGTTTGCGAGCAATAAATGACGATGGAAGAAATATCGGAATAGGAGCAGAATCATTAAAATCATTTAATGGCAGTGGAGATACTTACAATGTTGCAATTGGACATAGGTCGCAATATGCTAGAACTGGTGGTGTACAAAATACTGCTTTAGGTGCTTTTTCTCAATATGGTGGAATAACTGGAACTGCTCCAACTGGAGATGGAAATACATCTGTTGGTTATGCAACATTGCATAATCTTACAAGCGGTGCTTATAATGCAGGATTTGGAATACAAGCTGGCTATAATAATAAAACTGGTGTGTATAATCATAGCTTTGGTTATCAAGCTGGATATTATAATGAAACTGGTTCACACAATACTGCTGTTGGGGGAAAGGCTTTATTTGGTGCTAGTGGGCAAAGTCATTCAGCCAATACTGCAGTTGGATATGAAGCATTAAAAGTATTAACAACTGGTGCTTCAAATGTTGCACTAGGAAGTGGAGCTGGTCTTAGAGTAACCTCTTCAAGTGAAAATATTTTAATAGGTAGAAATAGCGGAGCTGGACTTACAACTGGCTATAACAATACTTATATTGGTCATGCAGTAGCAAGTCATTCAAGTGCTAGTACTAATCATTCAAATACTTTTGTAGGAAGTGCAGTTGCAAGTAGTGGTGTTTTTACTGGTGCTTATAATGTTGGAATGGGTAGGAATGCTTTATTGGCATTAACAAGTGGTCAACAAAATAGTGCGGTTGGAAACACATCATTATCTTCAAATACTTCAGGTAATTTTAATTCAGCATTTGGATATGAGTCTTTAAGATATAATCAAACTGGAACTTCAAATACTGCTTTAGGTCATTCATCTCAAAGAGGTGCAAGTGGTAATTCTCATACGAACAATACTTCTGTAGGTCATCATTCTTTATATTCAATTACTACTGGTGGTGGTAATACTGCAATCGGAAAAGGTGCTGGAGATGCAATTACTACAGACCAAAATGTAGTAGCTATTGGTTATAATGCCTACTCATCTAATGATGTATCTGCTGATGCTGAAGGCAGTTCAGGTCATGGTAGTGGTAATATTGCAATCGGCTATCAATCAATGGAATCTTTTAATCATGTTGATTTTTTAAGAAATACTGCGGTTGGCTTTCAAACAATGTCAGCTGGCACAAGTAATGCTTCTCAAGATAATGTAGCTTTGGGGTACAGAGCTTTACAATTAGTGACAGATGGAGACAGAAATGTAGCACTTGGTGCATATGCTGGAAAAGCCATCACAAGCGGAACAGAAAATATTGCGATAGGTAAAAGTGCCTTATTAGCTTTAACAACTGGCAATAGTAATGTAGCGATAGGTCAAAGTACAATGTCATCTGCTGATGGCGGAGAGGATATGAATGTTGCCATTGGCTACCAAACTATGAATTTAGTTAATAACGATGATGCTAACCATAATATTGCATTAGGTTATCAAGCATTGCAAGTCACACGAACTACTGGTTCTGTAGCAATAGGAAATCAATCTCTAAAAGCTAATACATCAGGTGAGTATAATACTGCAATAGGTTATATGGCTGGAAAAACAATTAATAGTGGTTATAGTAATACAATAATTGGATATGAAGCTTTACTTGCAGTTACTGGTGGATACCAAAATGTTGCGATTGGTCATCGTAGTGGTAATCAAATTAACACTGGAGATTCTCATGTTCTTATTGGCTATAGTGCTGGTACAACCTTAACAGATGGTAGACGTTGTACAGTAGTAGGTGATGAGTCTGACGTATCTGCAAGTGGTGCATTAAATCAAACTGTTATTGGTCAAGGAGCAACTGGAGTACAAGATAACAGTGCTATAATTGGTAACTCAGCTTGTGCCGATGTTTTTATGGGTGACAATGGATCAGCTTGGAGTACAACGTCAGATGGTAGGTTAAAAGAAAATATTGAAGAATGGTCTACTGGCTTAGATGCAATAAACAAACTAAGAATTGTAGAATACAATTTTAAAGAAGATAATCCATACAAGTATGACCACAAGAAAAAACGTCAAGGTATCATAGCACAAGAAGCTATAGAAGCAATACCTGAAATGATTAAAGATGATGGTGAATGGTTAACTGCTAACCAAGAACCAATGATTTGGGCATTAGTAAATGCCGTAAAAGAATTGACAAAGAAAGTCAATATATTAGAAACTAAACTAAATAAGGAAAACTAAAAATGGCAGATAAGTATACAAAAAAAGCCGTTGAATCTTCAGAAGGTTCTGCACCAGCAGATGCTTGGAAAGATGCTCCAGTTGAAAAGGAACATCAACCAGCTAAAATAAAATCTGAAGTTTCATATAGGTCACTTGAAAACGAAGTCACAAATCTTGATGCTGAAGCTAAAAGAATAGCTGATAGAAAAGCTAAACTTGTTGCTGAAATGGCTGAAGTTAAAAAAGCAGTAGAGGCATAATTGGACACATCTGTTTTAATTGAAAGTTGGTCTACATTAGGTGTAACTGGTGTTATGGCATTATTATTTGGTTTTATGATAGCCAATATTATAAAAAGCCAAAATACTCAGAATCAAACTTTAAATGAGTTAGCTACTTCTCAAGCTAAAGCAGAAGAAACAATAGATAATTTAGAGTCAATACTACTAAAACTTTTATCAAGAATGGATAAATCAGATGATAGGTTGGCTACACGCTTTGATAACTTGGTAAAAGAAACCAATGATATGGACAATCAATTATCAGAGATCAAAGGCGTGATTAGTCGTCTAAATGGAAATAATCGATGAATGAAGACTGGACAGATTATTTAAAGATAATAGTATTTTTATTTTTAATTCTTGGTGGGTTAGTATTTTTTGGTAGTTGTGATAGCGGATGGTCTGTTGGAAGTCTTGATTTGTAGTAACTGAAGTAAAGGTGTAATAATGGAAAATGAGTTAATCAATTATATGTCTAATAATTGGCAATGGGTCTTATTAATATTTATGATTTTAGAAAAGATTGTGAAAATGTCTCCTTCTGATAAAGATGATATTATAATAGATGTGTTGTGGCAAGGTGTTAGCAAAATAGTTGGAAAGGAAAAAGAAGCATGAGTTGGGTATCAGGATATGTCAGAAGACAAGTACGCAGACATGGTGTTACTGGATACATTGTAAAGGTTTTGGAGTTTATTGCCAAAATAACTACAAGTAAAAAAGATGATGCAATGGTTGCTGATATAAAAAGTTTTGTAGAAAACTACTCTTCAAAGAAAAAATCTAAATCTAAACCTAAGTAATGGCTAAGTATAAGTTTGGTAAACGCAGTCGTAAAAGATTAGAAGGTGTACATCCAGATTTAGTTAAAGTAGCAGAAGAATGTTTAAATTTAATGGACATTGCTATAATTGAAGGTGTAAGAAGTTTAGATAAACAAAAAGACTACTTACGCACTGGTGCTACTAAAACACTTAAATCAAAACATCTCATTGGTCACGCACTCGACCTAACGCCATATCCAGTTGATATGACATCTGATATGGGTATTAAAAGACATTATTATATGGCTGGAATGCTTAGGGGTATTGCTCATATGATGGATATAAAAATCAGATCTGGTGCTGATTGGGATAATGATGGGCAAATTACAGATCAAACTTTTATGGATTTAGTTCATATAGAAAAAATAAAATAGGTTATATGCCGTAATAATTGCTATATTAAAGGGTTGAGAAAAGCGGTAATAATACTGCTAAAAACCCTCGGTTTTGGTAACCTCCATTCATCGAGGGTTTTTTCATTTCATTAGTATACAAATGTCCGTTATCTGTCCGCTTTTATTAATTTATAGAGGATGTAATAAGGGTTCGAATCCCTCTCTCTCCACTAGGCTTTTGCTTGTTTTCCCTCAAAAACGAGACTGTCGTTGTAGTTCATTCTACGGCATTTATAGCTATAATCTGTCCGCTATATGTCCGCTCATAAATCTGTCCGCTAGATTTTATCAATGATTCTACTGTAATCATCGGTATCCATATGAATGTAGGTCTTTACTGCTTTAGAATCGTGTCCAGTAATATTCTTTATATCACTTTCACTTATACCTTCTTTAGCTAATTTGGTAGTGACGCTATGCCTTATCGCATGAAAGTCAGTCTCATATCCAAATGTAGCCATGATCTCTTGATATCTTTTTCTACTACGAGCAATATGATTTGAGTTTGGATATATATTATATATCCTATCACCGTAGTCTAATATTTTTTGTGGAAGAGGTATTGGTTTAGGTATACCGCTCTTTTGTTGTATTACACCTTGCTTAACTTGATTCTCAGTAAGGCATCCAGCATCGTAAACTCTTAGTCCAGTATATAATAATAAACTCCAGAATATTTTATCTTTCTCATTGTTAGTGATAGCAATGGCTTTTTTAATATCATCAACCGGTATAGGTCTTCTAGGCTTTGTAGCATTCTTAGACGGCATCCTTATACCTTTTAATGGATTTCTCTCAGTATACTCTTTAGTATGTAAGGCATAATTCATCATAGCACTAAGAACCATTAATTTATTACGAGCAGTTTTTGAAGTATTTTCTAAATCCATGAGTAGATAATTTTTATAATCATCAAATACAGATGGTTTTAATTCATCTACGTTTGGATCATATTTTAACCATTCAAAAAAATTATCAACATGCCTTTTATTTGCCCTTGAATCTTTAAGAAGTTTTACAGTCTCTTTATACTCTTTTATTAATTGGCTGAGTTTAACTGTAACTATACCTTTAGCATTCCAATAATGTTCATCAAGAATTTTTTGTCTTCTTTTTGCTTCTTTCTTACTACTTGTTTGTAAAGACTTTTTTATTCGTGACTTACCACTACCTTTACTATAATACCATGTGTTTTTATCTTTATATAAACTTGACATATATCTCCCTATTCATTTGCCCACCTTATTGTAGCAGTTCCAGTTCCATTCATCCAATTAACTCTATACTCAACATCACATGCAAATACTCTACCGTTTTTCGCAGTGTATTTTACCGGGACGACTGCAATTAACATTGTTGTATTATCTTTAAGGTCTTTATATGCTACCATAAATTTTTTAATAATTTTGAGCATTTCAGTTTTTTGTTCCGGTGTTCTTAATTTATGTATGTTATGGTCTTTATATTTTACCATTTCACCAATCATCAATAATTTGGTCATTTCATCCTCAGTATATCCTAGTTTTTTCGCCATTATAGGTACATATTTATCTGCATCATCATTATACATAACTTTTATAGTTGGCACTGGTAACCAATTCATTTCTATTTCAAAATTAAATATTATTTGATCCAAAGTATTGTCGTATATACTCTCAGGTTGTTTTTCCCGTTCTAATCTGGCTATTTTTTCCGCTTGTAGCTTTATAAGCATACTTTGTTGATTCACTGTGAGTTCTCCTTCCTCAGTATTGTTTTTATTTACTTCACTTGTAAAATAAGATTCAGGTAATCCGAAACCCTTTCTTATTTTATGGAGTACTTTACCACTTGGCACTCTGCCTCCATTTTCATAATAAGCTAACCCACTAGTACTAATGTCAACTATTTTACAAAATTTTTTTCTACTCAGGTTTTTAGATTCTCTAAATACCTTAATCATTTTACCTAACTCTATAGTCATATAAATACCTCCATACTTATACATAACTAATTATTTATTTGCACATACCACTATTTAACACTAATTTATACTATTAATATATAATCAATGTTAAACACAAAGTAACAATAAATATGAATACAGAGCAATACATTTATTTCACTACTGCGGAGGTAGCTGAAATACTGAAGATAGATAGGCAGAGTGTTCTTGATATGATCCACAAAAAAGAGATAGGTTTTTTAAAACAAGGCTATCGTTCCTACCGCATACCAAAGGAATCACTTGACAAATATATATCACAAAAGACCACAAAAATTTAAAATATTTTTACCACAAATTATTAATCGGTTGTCTGCTATTATAGCTCCGATTCAAGCCTTCCGCATATCACATCTCAGAGCGATTAGGATGAGTAATACCTCCACTTATCCATATGTGGGCAACCGATTTAATTACAAAGGATAAACATGAAATTACCAGAAGATTCGATATCACCTTTTGAAGAACAGAGTATAGCTAGGTCTAATACTACATTAGGTAGATATTACCATTTATATGGAGCGACTCCGGTAAAAGTTCCTTCTGTTACTACAGTACTAAGTAATGTTATAAATAAGGGATATGCGTTTGATATGTGGCTAAAAAATTACGGTCATTTTTCAGATTGGTACAGAAATTTTAAAGCAAATAAAGGAACGGCAGTTCATTATTGTGTAGAAAAATTAAAAAATGGTGAAACATTAAGTTTTGGCGAGATCAAAGAAATAGTATTTAGGTACTGTAATGTTATTGATATTGCCATGAATGGTGGTAAGAGTGCGTTACTCAGAAGTGTTTGTATGTACATTGAGTCATATATGGCATATTACGAGGAACACAAGCCACTGTTATTAGCATGTGAGTATCAGATGTATTCTCAAGGTCTAGGCTTTGCCGGTACGGCTGATGAGATTTGTGAAATTGGTTCTTTAGCTCAAAGGACAATCTTAGATATAAAGACCGGTTCGCAATCTGATAGTCACATAATTCAAGGTAATGCATACGCAATGCTCTGGAATGAATTAAATCCAGATTACAAGGTCGGTCATGTTGCGGTGCTTTATCTTAAGGACTCTTTCAAATTGAAACCAACATTCACGCTGAAGATGGAAGCAGTTAATACTACAATGTGGGAAGATATACTTAAAATATATCAGAATAAGTATATGAATAAAGATGGTGGATATAAGCAAAAAGCAAAATGGAGTCCTAGAGTACAATTCAACATAAGAAAGGAAATAGCAGATGTCAGAATGGACACAGTTGAAATTTAACATGGATGTACCAGTCAATGTTACGCTACAAGCGTGGGGTGACGGTAATCTTGTTAGAGAAGATAACTTTGGTAAGCCACAATACTTTGTGGGTGATAAGGTAACATTTACCGCCTCAGAGGGTTTACATAATCTTATCCAACATCTTAACCTACAGAGCGGTAGTTCTATCACTATTGAAAAAAAATCTAGTGAGAAAAGTAAATATGGAATATTTCATATTGATGGTAAAGATTTAGATGGGTATCAAAATGGGTCTGCACCGGTTCAGAACAATGCACCTGAACAACCTCCGGTAGCAGTAAACCAACCTATCAACAATCACGCATCTACAAACAATGTAAGTAGCGTCACAAATAACGGTACTAGCGTTGATGAAGTAAGGTCTGGTGTACAAAAAGCCATTACTCAGCTAGAGCAAGTCTTAAAAGACATGGATTTGCCGTTTTAATATAGTGTGTGTCGGGGGTGTTAGGTTTCTTTTGCGTCATGTGTTGCAATCCTTCTTGTCCTAGCACCCCTTTATAATATGAGAAAAACATACGAAACATCATTAGATAGAATAAGAGAAATTAATTTTGTTAATTATATGAAGGATAAACACAATTTAGATTTATACAAATTACCGATTAAGTATAGCGTTGACTATATAGCTGAAGCGAATGGTAAGCCGGTAGGCTGGATAGAGCTTAGATGGAGAAAACATAATCGCAATAAGTATCCAGAATTTATGATAGCTCAATACAAAGTAAAGAAAATGATAGACCTATACGAGTCTACATCAATACCAAGTTTTTTATATATAAGGCACAATGATTGCATTAGTTACCTAGAGGTAAGAAAAAAGCACTCTATGGGTAATAATACAATGGGTAAACCGGCAGTCAGGTGGGGAGGCATGAATCAAATGAGGGATGATCAGGACAGAGAGCCTTGCGTTTATATCCCTATAGATAATTTTATGATAATGGAGGGTATCATTGGGGAAGACGAATAAGATACGAGGTGGTTACTATATCAAAGCTAGGAAAATTATGGAAAGTGAAATAGCTCACGCATCCCCGGTTACACGAGAGGTCTTTGACCATTTAATACATCAGGCAAACTTTGCTGATAGTAAGAAATTTAAAAGAGGTCAGTGGTTCGGCACATTCGACCACATTGCAGAGGGGTTACATTGGTACGAAGGATTCCGCAAAACCAAATATAGTACTAAACAAATCCGCTCTGCAATCGACTTCTTAAAAGATAAAAATGTTATAGAAACAAAGAAAAGTTTCAGGGGTCTGGTCATTACTATTAATAAATATAATGAGTATCAAGACCCTAAAAACTACTCAAACATGGGAGTCCCTACGGTGTATGCTACGGAAGGCACAATGGAGGTCATGCCGGAGGTCACAACGGAGGGCAGTCATTTGTCGTCAGTAAATGAGCCTATGGCGGTCACAACGGAGGTCACAATGGAAGGCACAACGGAAGGCACTTTCAGGGCAGAATCAGGGCAGACTACACTAAAAGAAGACAATAAGAATACTATTAAGAAAGAAACAATAAATAAAAAAGAGATTGTTAATCTTATGAAAAAGCTCGATGTAATCTTTTTTAACCATCATGTACAACTTGGTGTTTATTCACATTTAGTTGAGAAAGCGGTAATAGGAATTGGTGGGCAAAGTAGAGTAGCAAAGACTATTGATTTTTATTTAGACAAGGTAGGGAAGGGTAGCGTGGAAAAAAAATACATCTACAAACACCCAAAGAATTTCTGGACGGAGGGCATATTTGCCATACACAATGAGATGTACCAGAAGGAAACAGTAGTAGCGAAGGCTGAAACTGTTACCAAGTATTGTATTGAATGTCATCAATCAACAGAATTTAAAAAAGGTGAGGCTTTGAACACTTGCCCTAAATGTGGCGAGGGAGATTTATTTAATAAAAGAATGTACGACCATGAACGGTCAGTACGAGGTCAATTACCAGAACCAGAGGAACAGACAGAAGAACAAGTATGGGAAAGCAAAAAACTAATAGACAGTCTAGTAGAGTCTTTTCAGACACCGAAGTAGACATTGCCTTAGATAATTGGGAGCGTCAACATGGTACAAATAAAACCTATTCTACAAATACTGTTGGAGTATATGGGGAGTTAAGCGTGTATCGTACATTAATTAGACAAGGCTACGCTTCTAAGATTTACAAACCTATATCAGATGAGAACCATGTTGATTTAGTTGTCGAAACAAATCAGCACAAATTTGATAGAGTACAGATCAAAACCATTACTAAAATGAACTCAGCTACAAGCATTGAGGTTAAGATGGGTAAATATATTAAATCAAATAGGGTAGATGTTGTTGCAGTTTACTTTGCACCAAAAGATGCAGTTGCTTTTGTACCATATAAAAATACACATAGCATCACTCTTGCACTTACTACCGCTAAAAACAATCAGGGTAACCGTAATTGGTTCTGGCAGTATGAAAGATACCCGGAATTTTCAGGAGGACACATTGTCGAGTAAATCTAAAGCAAAAGGTAATCGTTTCGAAAGAGAGTGCGTTGATAAACTTACTGAAATGGGATATGATGCTAAAAGAGCATGGGGTTCTAATGGTAAGGCACTAGGGTTCGATGAAGATGTAGACATCTTAGCAGATGATATAAAAATTCAATGTAAGGTTCGTAAGACTGTACCCAAGTGGTTAGCTCTTGGGAGTTGTGATTGGGTACTGTTTAAAGAGGACAGAGGTGAAATATATAAAATAACCAGATTAAAGGATGATAATGAAAATTAACATAGTAACAGATGATAAAGGTATAGACCTGATATTAAAAGCATTAGGTATTTTAATTATGAAGGGTAAAGAGTCTTCAGCTTCTAATGAGGATGTCCAGAATGCTCATACCATGAAAAAGATGATTAATGAAGGCATGGAAAATGGTGAGATTATTGAGTACGAAGGCATTGCCCCTTCTAATTGTGAGGAAGGTGTTTGTGACTAACCGGAGGTAGATAGGATGCGGTCTTGTTGGCTATATATGATAAGGAAAAGTCTATTCAATGGGTAATAGATGCAATAGAGATAAGTAAAGAAAGAGAAGTCCCACAAAAGAATCTTATAACAGATACTACAACTGATAACGCTGATAAAAGCGTAATGCGTTGTGGTAAATGTGATGTTGGTTGGGAAGAGACATATAGATATGGTAGAAGATTATATTTGTATTACCGGTCTTATGTCAGACTTGGAAAGGAATTAAGGACATGTCCAAAGTGCAAAGGGTAGGGGAGAAGCTACCTATAAATGATAGAATTGTTGATATGATAGCTGAACGAATGCTTGTAGGAGCTAAGAAATATGGTGATGAGATACAACTAGACGACCCCAGAGATATGGTAGAGGAAACATTAGAGGAAGTAATGGACGGTCTGGTTTATTGTGCGATTAAACTGATTCAGATTCAGGATAAATGTCAACATCTTAATTATACTTACATACCTTCTGAACCAGAGAATAATGTTTCTGAAAACCTTGTATGTGATGATTGTAATGAGAACCTACCTATGCATGGGGAAATAGTATAATGTGGAATTGCGGTAGGTGTAATGACATGCTTAAATGGGAAAATGATTATGAATACCAAGATGTAGGTATTTTAGATAAGGAAGGCATTGCAACTTTATATACATGTATGCGATGTGATATATCTGTTGAAGTTTTTATTGATGATGATAGAAATGATTTAGATGCTGAAGAAGAATAATAGACCAGAATGGTTACAAAATTTATCAGACAAGGAATGTTATGACGATGACCCACAATGGCAAGAATGTGTTAAGAGATATGTTCAAGCAGAAGAATATCTAGGGATCAAGGAATTAATATTTGTGAAGCATCAGGTTTTTAAATATCCCGGCTTACTTATTCATTTAAGTCCGGCACGATTTGAAATGTTATTATCATTACTTAGAGAGAGGTGGAAAGCATTGCAGTAGTGTTTGGCGACAGACAGTCTATCAACAATACTTAACAATAAAACGCATCTCGGGAACATATAAACGAGGTGCATGGTAAGTGGAAAATATCTTAGTATTAGGTTTATTTACGAGATAAGAGACTGATAAAGATACTGCAATAAATGCCTATGTATAGGTAAAAAAAAAAGACCCCAGAGTAAAATCTGGGGTCTTTCAATTACCTCCTCATGATGTGACAACCTTACGAAGTACTTGTCCAAAGTATTGTTGTAGTGTTAGTCCTTTTAACATGGCATTGGATTTCAGTTGCAAGTAATCTTGCTCTGTAATGTTTGCCCTGATTGAAACTACATTATCAATTTCTTCTTCAATGTACTTCTGTCTCTGTCTGTATTCGTTCATACGATTATGTCCTCTTTTTTTATGTATTGGTCTGGGTAGGCTAGATACCAAAATATATCAGGGTCTAAAACCGGTGTTTCAAACCCTATATTTGGAAAGTTATCTAAAAACTCAATAGCATCTTCCTTACTATCAAATTCACCGATTGTATCAGCGAATCTGGATGTACAACGATCAGGATTTATAGAGAGAACTATATCTAGCCACCATTTTTCTTTTTCGCAGTCCTTCCAGATTACACTATGCCTCGGATAGCTCATTTTTCCCTTTCCTTACTCTTTTCTCTAAACAATCATTGCATAATAAGTCATCTTCTGTAAATAGACTATTTAACCATTCGTCATCTCCGTAATGTATTTTGTGTAAGTCACCAAATATTCCACCGTCATGTCCATCGTGTTTACTACCGCAATCCGTACAATGACATATTCCATCACCTCCATCTACAAGGTTTATTGTTGCTCTTAGGTTGTTATTCACAAAACTTATTACATCAGCGGTATTTTCAAAAAAATAACCTCTGTTTAGTAATAAATGTCTGAAGATAGGTGCTAACATCCCATCAAATACAACATCAGCATTCATAGTAGTATCAATCTCATTGCTGAACTTTTCTAGCGTAGCATCCATCTTATCACATACCTCTGCAAGGTCTTTCTGGTCATTCCTCTTCATCTTCACCCCAAAACCTCTCTGAGACATTTTTCACATCAATCTCCATATATTCGTATCCTTCAGCTTCCATGTATTGTTCAATAGCTTTACAAAGGTGATTTCGTTTTTCTTCATCTGATGTGTACCACTCTACAAAATTAGTCAATATCGTCTCCTTTATTTTTACTGCTTCATTCCAATCACTTAGATACACTTTGCCTTTCGCTCCGGTATCAATGACTTCTGGTATATGAATTGGTTTTGCATCTGTATCTGTATCTGTATTCCAAAATTCAAAAACTTCATCATGAGTTTTTATGCGTTCATCAGCCTCCCATCCGGCATCGATTCTTTCATTTATCCAATCTTTTAAGTTATCCAGATACCTATTTCTTTCTTCTGGATCATTAATAAAATCGGTAATGATATTGCAGAACTCCTCTTTTGCCATTAGACAGTTATCCAAATCCAAATCAAAGTATTGAATCAATGCATTATATGGTAATCTCTTCATCTATTCACTCCCTTCATAATTACGTCCTATGTAATCTGGAGTACTAATAAAGCGTTGAAAAACCTTACCTTCCACGCTCCAACTTTCAATCTTTTCGCCATATTTCCACCATTGTGTAGCCTCAGTTTTATTATTAGCTTTTACCTTATAAGTAGAAAAAACTACTTCTCGTACTTCTACAATATATTCCTTCATTATCCGTATATCACCTTTCCAAATAGAGCTATCTGCACTATTTCATCACAATCACCGGCATCTAAATGGTCACCTTCGTGTCCAATAGAGAACCTTTTATTTTGTTGCATCCATTTTTCCAGACCTTCAATTAAACCATCGTACTGTAGGTATTTTATGTGGCAAGAATCTTCTGGCTCTAACATTGTAAAGCCTATAGAATATTTATCTCGGTCATCGTCTTCATTATGGTCATAGTTAAATACTAATGATAGCATTTTTGACTTTATTAAATCATCAAACGCATAATCTGGTAGCTCGTTGTATTTATCAAAAACAATATCATCAAATTCTGGGTCGTATTTATCACCCCATAATCCAACTTCTCTGCACCAATAATTAATACCACCATCAAAAGCTCCTTGCAAGATATTACAAAGGGTTTTATCGGTCATTTCGTTTTTTACATTAATCGTAAACATTTGTTTACCTCCATTTGTTTGTTGAGATTTATCGCTCCATGCGATAGAAGGTAGGAAGGGAATCGAACCCTATCTAGTACCATACTACCTTTATACAAGATGATCTTTAACCCATCGGGAATTGATCCTTGTGCCTATTAAGATTTAATGCAAAATACTTATGTGACACTCTGGCGGTATCAATCCCTAAATGTTCTGGGTCGCTTAACCATCGTTTTTCAATATCAAAAAATGGATACTTTTTAGGGTTTTGGTTACCAGACTTAATAACCTTAGTTACTCTAACTGTATCTGATCCTATGTATTTTTTGAATTGATTTTTAACAACTAAAACATCTCCAACTTTTACTTTATTTGGTTGAGCAATGTTTTCTGTTGTTTCATGTATTTTGATACTTCTGCGATCCAATCTATAAATAACATAAACCGGTATTCTGTAATCAGTTCGACAGACCGAGCAAGTAAAATAAAGAAATGTTTTTTCTTTATTCATTCGATAATCTCTGACTTCAAGATCATCAATTTCCTTCTCGCAACATCTATGTACTTGTTCTTGCATATTATAACCTCCATTTTATTTTAAAAAAATCTTTGGGCGGTCAGGATTGTACAACCGCCCTATCTAGTATTAACCTATTCCATTATTACACCTCCTTGCTTTTACTCTCTCGTGAACCATTGCGACCCTATCTCTATAATTCTGTAAATCTAAAACCCACGGGTCTTCAGAATCATACTTACAAGGGTTGTTGTCTACTTGGTCTATTGTCTCATCAATAGATTTAAGCAACAAAGCGAACCGCTTCGCATTAGTCCAAGAATGTAAAATAATAGTACATATTTTATCATTTATTGGCATTGGTTAACCTCCTTTTGTTGAGAAAATTCTTGCCCCGGAATTACTCCGGGGTCTTGGTTATAGTTTTAATTGCCTTGTTTTTTTCTTCTACGAAGAATACCGGGAGGGGTTATATCGACACTTATTGTCTCACAATCAACTATTTGTTTTCTTATAAGTTTATAATTATCAGGGTAACCCTTTTCCCATTCATAATAAAAATAATCTTCGGCATCTTCTTTTGATTTAGCTTCTACCTCGATTACTTTACGCACAGTCTCATAAACAACTACATCGTATGTTTTCATGTTATAACCTCCATTTGTTAAGAAAATTCTTTGCCGGGATTTATCCGTCCCGGCTCGGTTTGTTTATTTGTTCATCTCCTTTTTAAGCTTGGCTTGTAGTTTCTTACTAGACTTAACAAACGCTTTTATGCATTCGGTTTGGTCTTTGTAATGTTTGATAACTTGAGGTACAACAAGAGAGCCGTTATTAAATGGCTTTGGTTCAGTATCTTTTATTACAGTTATTTGGTCTGAACCTTTACTTGTTTTAGTAAAATCAAGGTCTTGATATATAATAAGTCCTTGTTTTGTGATTTCACCGTATACCGGTTTATCTCCCGGGAAACTAAGGTATTTATGTTCCCAAGCTTTGACAAACTGTCTATTCATTGTATAACCTCCATTATTATTAAGAAAAATCTTTGCCGGGGTCTTACCCTCCCCGGCTAGGGTTTAGCGTGTCCTTCTGTTATTTTTTAGGCTTTATAAACATATTAGAACCGTCCATATCAAACCATCTTCTAATTTTCCTATCTAGTATTTCAATTTGCTCTTTGCGTTGGTCTTTGTCCCATGTGGCACTAAATCCCATAGTCATTACATCAAGCAGAAATTCAAGGGTCTTTTTGTGTCCCTTCTCAGGTTCTAGGTTTCTGTATATTTCGTATATGTTTGTATTATGTTGCACTGTATTACCTCCATTAGTTAAGAAAAATCTTTACCCGGTATTATTCGCCCCCGGGTTGGGTCGGTTGTTAGCTAACTCTAAAGAAATACCAATCGCCGAACTCGTGTTCGCTATGGTCATAGTGTGCGAAGTGATGACCGTAGCCATCGTGCTTAATGTACTGCTCTGTAACTGTGTCAATGTGTTTTACTAGCATTTTACCAAGTCCTTCGTAACCGTTGCACTCTTGCAGTTTTTCGATGATTTCAATATCAAGATTTAAAATATCAGCAATGAACCACGCATTAAAAGAGCCTAAGATATACAAGTCGCTCTGTAACTCATCGGCTAATATATCGTCTATATCGTTAGCATGTATGAAGCGGTAATCGTTGACCTCGAAATCCGTTTCTTTTATCATATTTAAACGAACTTCTTTTATATCTGATTTATCAAAATCAAATGATCTTAGAGTTTTATTTATTGTTACCATTTTGTAACCTCCATTAGTTTTAGTTGAGAAAAATTTTTGCCGGGTATAAACCCCCCGGCTAGGTGTGGTTATGCAAACTGCCTTAAAATAGCGTTGGCGGTATCTATTGCCGGTTGCTTTTCTGATTCATAGCTTGATCCTTCCATAGATTGAATGCCTTTTTTACTAGTAGTATTTATTACGTACTCTTGCCAGTTATTATCGTAAGCAACTGTAATAATTACGTTACTGTTTTCTAGTGTTGTTATAGTGTGCATTGTTTAACCTCCGTTAGTGTTGAGAAATAAAATTTTCCCGGGAAGGGGGAAAGCGTCCCGGGTCGCCTCTCATAAATGGAGGAGGTATTTACAACCGCTACCCCTTAGGACGGTTGTCGAATCCGGTTGCCGGTCATGGCGATTAGCTCGGGGCAACCGTTAAGATTCATAAATTATCAAAAAACAATATGTCACAAATTACCACTTTGTAACATTCGTGTCAAGTGCTACAATGAAAATAAGTTAAAAGATTGACGAGAAATAATTTTTTTTAGTGTGTTAATTTGTGTAAATGTGAACGGCAGAGAGTGCAATTTTACTCGGCACTAAGTCCCAAATATTTTAAGATTTGTTGCATCTTCTCAGGCTTCGACTGTGCCAAGGGTTTTAGACCCTCGATGAACCGAGGAGAAACAGAGGAAAGCGGACATATAAAGGACATTACGCAAACATTTATATATATAGCGACCCCCCTCCCCATAGTCGTAATTGTACCGGTCATCGTAGTCATGGTATAGTATTAATTTTTTCATCCAGATATTTTGCTTAACTTTTATCACAATTTATCACAATGAAAAAACACGAATTAGTAGCAATAGGAGTATATATCAGTATTTTATTAACTATATATATAATAGTAAAGTTGGTCGCAAATGTCTAAGAAGCCTCCTATAAAAAAGAACGCAACCCACTGGGGAGAATGGATACGCAATCATCCTAAGACCCCAGACCTTTTACAAAAACTATTTAATATAGCTATGGATGAGAAGCATCCGAACCATGTAAAAGCTATTAATATTCTTATTGACCGGATCGCTCCAAGTCTAAAAGCATCTGAACTTAAGATAGAAGGTGATATAACCCCGGGGGTCATAGTCTTACCCGAAAAAAGTATTACAAAAGAGTCCCAGACCGCTCCTAAAATAGAAAAGATTAAAAACAAACCAGCCGAGGCTTAGGCTTGGAGGCAGATGCGAAATCGATTAAGATGGATCGACTTGATGATAATTATATTATTAGGCTCAACATTCGCTATGCAATTAACGGCATTATACTTATCGGCTCGTTGTGCGGTCTATACTATAATACTGCACACAAAATTGAACTCTTGGAGCGGAATGTAGCAGAATTGCAAGATAGAGTAAACGCTTTAGAAGCTAAACATCAAGAAGAAATAGAAAAAGTTATGAGCTGGTATGAAGAATTGTCTATTAACCCACTAACTGGATTTAAAAAGAAACGTAAATGAGTCAAAATGTAATATGGCAACCACACCCCGGTCAGCAGACTTTTGCCTTACAAGTTGATGCGTTTGAAATATTATTTGGAGGTGCAAGGGGTGGTGGTAAAACTATGGCTGGTATGGCATGGTTGGTACATCCAGATTATATAACAAATCCAAGTTATAGGGCATTAGTTGTTCGTAGAAACTATGATGATCTTAGAGACTGGATTGATAGAGCTAGGTTTTTTTATCGAACTATGGGAGTGCAAGTAACCGGTAACCCGGCTGAATTTAGATTTCCCTCTGGTGCAAAGTTTAGAACTGGTCACCTATCAGAAGATCAGGCTTACACAAAGTATCTTGGACACGAATACAGTTCTATATTAATAGAAGAGCTTACTCTTATCCCTACTGAAATGGACTATTTAAGGTTAATTAGTTCATGTAGAAGTTCAAGTAAAAGTCTCAAGCCTAGAATCTTCCTTACTACCAATCCGGGTAACATAGGTCATGCATGGGTTAAAGATAGATTTATTGAGGGTGGTAGAAACCAAATTGTAGTAGACAAAGATTCTGGCAGAACAAAGATATTTATACCGAGTAAGATTGAAGATAACCCTACATTAGTAGAAACAGACCCGGATTATGTCAACTACCTTAAATCACTACCGGAAGAAATGCGTAAAATGTGGTATGAAGGGGATTGGGATGTATATGAGGGGCAATTCTTTACAAAATTTCGACAAGCTCATCATGTAGTAGAACCGTTTGAGATACCAGATTCGTGGTATAAATACAGAATGATTGACTACGGATATAGAAACTATTTTGTTTGTTTATGGGTAGCCGTAGATAATGACCGCAATGTTTTTGTATACAGAGAACACGCTGAAAAAGAACAAGAATTAAGTAGACATATATCTAAAATAAATGAATTAAGTGGTGACGAAGAGTATATGGGTACTATATGTGACCCTTCTATGTGGATTCGTAACCCACAAAACACAAACCGCTCTGATGGTGTAATGCCGTCTCATATGTCTATCGCTGATATTATGTTATTTAATGGCATACCTTGCCAAAGAGCGAATAATGATCGTGCTTCTGGGTGGAATGTTGTTAGGGAATATATTGATTGGAATGAAAAGGAAGGTAAAGAGTCCATGCTTAAAATATTCCCACAATGCAAGTACTTAATAAAAACATTTCCTATGCAGACATATAGCAAAACTAGACCTGAAGACTTAGATACAAAAGGCGAAGACCATGCAGTTGACGCTTTACGCTATGGTCTTATGCATCTTGGAAGTCCAAATGAGCCGGAGAAACCAAAGCCTTGGCTACAAAAAGAATTAGACAAGTTAAAGGCAATGGACGACGATTATACTGGGGTACGAAATTGATTGTAGAAATATATGATATAAAAAATAAGAAATGGGTAGAAAAGGAAATAGATGCGGAAGACCTCATGGAAATACCTACCAGTAAAAGCGAGAAATATGACTTTGCGAAAGCGATTGAAAAGGTGGTGGATATTTCTGTTGCTAAAAATATTGATGAAGATTTTGAGATTGACTGTGCAAAAGCATGATTAAAGATAGACTTAAAAAATTAAAGAAATGTACAGATATAACTTTAAAAATTAAACTTGACGAGCAAGACATAGATCATTCGCATTTTATTAATAGGGAAATAAGGAATATTTCACATGGAAAAAGAATATAAGCCTAGCGAAAAAGAGCAAGAAACTATCGATAAAGTAAACGATATGTTTCAAGTGGCAAAAAAGGCTAGGGAATCCACTGAAAAAATATGGCGAGAGTCTGAAGCTCTATATATGGGTCACCATTGGGAGGGCATGAATATGCCTGAATTTAAAAACCAAATAACATTAGAGTTTATTGCATCCGCTATTGACACAATGATACCAGTTTTATCCTCCAGACCGCCTAGAATTGATGTTATCGCTATTGGTAACGACCAAAAATCACAGAATTATGCAGATACGGCACAAGCCGTAATGGATGAGTTCTGGATGATTAGAGATATGCAGAACTTAGTATCTGAATGGTTGCTTGATTATTTAATATATGGAAACGGAATATTAAAAGTACATTGGAATCCAGACGATGATCTACCGGATTGTGATGTTGTTGACCCTTTTAACTTCTATACAAACCCTTCTGCTACCAAACTAGAAAATGCTGACTGGTGTTTAATTGCTACACCTACTCCAATTTGGAGATTAAAAGAGATGTACGAAAATGGTAAGTATGTACAGTCTGAAAGCAATTTATCTAAGCACGAAGCATTAAAGATGAATCAAAATAATACTGGTGATAGCTATGTGCAAGTAACAGATACGCAGAAAAAAGAGACAAACTATTTTAAAGACAAGTCTCACGCAATGAAAGATTTAGAAGAAAGAGCATTGTTAATAGAAGTATATAGTAGAGGTCACTATAAAGAAGATGATGATAATTATATACCGGGACAAATTAAAATGTGTGCCGTTGCAAATAATGTTTTGTTGTACGAAGGGCAAAGTAAATATCCATTCTTTAATAAAAAGAATCATATAGGTCACCCATTTCCATTCGTAAATATTAAAAATGGAGGTTCTGCTCATTCTTTTTGGGGTAAGCCAGAACCTAGAAGACTAAAATCCATTAATCTTGCTATGGATAGGGTTATTAGTCAGACAATGGATAATATTCATATGACCGCTAATCCAATGTGGATTGTTGACCAAAATACAGATGTACAAGACCAAATAACAAATAAACCGGGTCAAATCATACGAAAAAGGGGAGCTGGGCAAGTATCGATGCAACAACCAGCATCTATGCCTAATTATGTGTTCAACTTTTATCAACAATTAGAAAACGTATTTGAGACGATTAGCGGTGTTAATAAAGCTACGCAAGGTAAAGACTCAAGTAATGTAACATCTGGCGTTCAGGCTCAAATTTACCGCCAAGCAAGTACAACTAAGATAGATTATAAATCAAGGGCAGTAGAAAAAGCTATACAATGTTTGGGCACAATGTGGATGGCTATGTTTAAAAATCTTGGGACGACAGTATTAAATGTTCCTTACTACGACCCGGAAGGTAATCAAGAGGTGCGTTCTGTTATGGGTATTATGTTTGCTGATTTTGATATGCATGTTAGATGTAGAGCTGGTTCTATGATGCCAGAAAATAAACAGTTTGTTGAGAACAAGATCATGCAGTTAGCACAATTAGGTATTGTTACTGACCCAGAATATATTGTTGAACATATGAATCTACCGGCAAAGGAAAGATTAATAGCATTGATGCGTCAACAGAAAGAAGAGGCAAAGAACGCTGAAAATCCTCTAGGTCAATATGGCAATACAGAAGATGAGGTTTATAAGAATTTACGAGATAATCCAGACCAAATGGCAAACTTACCTCCAGAGGTAACTGGTTAATTGAATTTTTTGGTAATGGGAACGATAAGAAATTTTAATAATAAAATGGAGTATATATGTCTTCAGAAAATGTAATAGGTGGAACTTACGGTGTAGAAGTACCGGGCGAAGTGGCTGATGCGTTGTTTACAACGGATGAAACTTCTGATACTGTAACGGAAACTGTCGGTGAGTCAACAACCGAGGAACAATCTGCGTCTCCCTCCGAGGAGCAACCAGAGAGTTCTGAATTAGAACCTTCAATAGAAGAAAACGAAGAGTTTATCCAGTTGGATGAATTACATCTTGACGATGAAGTTTATAGTGTCGATCAATTAAGGGAAGCTCTGGAAGATAATCGAAATAAAAAAGAATGGCAAACATCGAATACACAAAAAGCACAAACTTTGTCAGATGAACGGAAAGCACTCAAAGCTAAAATTGATGACATAAACGCTGTTGTAAATGATGAAGATACGATGAATACTCTTAAAGATGTGCTTGGGGATGACCATCCTTTATTAAAATCGCTAAATGAAACTATTGAAGTGTCTACTAGTAATGAACCAGAACCAGAAGAGGTAAACACTAAATCGGATGATCGTGTTACTCAACTAGAGGATCGCATAGCTCAAATGGAAGTGCAAAAGGCGGTGGATGCTGAAATCGCCCAGCTAGTCCATAATCACCCCGAACTAGGTGAACGTCCTGACGCAGTGGCAGAAATTATTAACACTGCTTTAGAGCGTAACATTCCTAGCTTAGAGGATGCATTTACTTTGGCATCGAACTCTGGGTCTTCGGACAGTTCAGTATTAAAGGCAATTCAATCAGAAGCAAAAGCTAAAGAACTTAAATCTATACCAGAATCAGACGGTAAAGCTCGTGGTGACCACGAAGTGAAGCTAAAAAAAGCTGGTAGTTATGATGAGGCAAGGGAAATAGCTTTTGATAAGTATAATATATTTAAGTAAGGAAAAGATAAATGAGTTTAAATTTTGACAATTTATCTGCCCTAACTAGAGATCAATATATACCGAACTTAGTCGATAACATTAAGAAATCTAATGTATTGACTATGAGACTTCTTGGTGCTTCTAAGCCAACTGCAAGTGGTAACAAAGTATTGCAACCAGTTGAATATGCTAGGCAAACTGCTAAAGGTTTTTACTCTGGATATGATGTACTAGATACATCTCCAAGTGAAGTCTTTACTGATGCACAGTATGACTGGGTACAAGCCTTTGGAACAATCACAATTAGTGGTAAAGAAGAAGCCTTGAACGATGGTAAAGAGCGTGTAATTGACCTATTAGAAGCTAAAGTAAAGAACATGGAAGTAGCTATGAAAGAACTTTATGGTGAAACTTTGTACGGTACTGGAGATGGTTCTGATGGGAAATTCGTGGGTCTTCAACATATAATCAAAGCTGACAGAACACTTGGTGGAATTAATAGTACTAATTACTCTTGGTGGGATGGTGGTTACATAAAAGCACTTTCGTCTTCAGACGCTGGTGTTGCTGGTACAACCGCTACTTATGCTGAAACTGTTAATATTATTGAAAAGCAAATTAGAACTGCTTTTGGTTCATTGACCAAAGGTTCTGATTCGCCAACAATGATAGTAACAACTCAGATTATTTTTGATGCCCTTGAAGAAGCTCTTTCTGACCAAGTTAGGTATAATGGTTCTCAGGCATCTGTTGGAGAATCTGGATTTTTAGAACTGAAATATCGTGGAGTATCTATTTTTGTAGACGAGCATTGTCCGGCTGGACATATGTATTTCTTGAATGAGAATTACATGGGTTTTCGTCATCACAGAAAAAGAAACTTTTCGTTTGAAGGTTTTCAAAAGCCAGTTAACCAAGATGCTAGAATCGCTAAGATGCTTTGGTTAGGAGCTTTGACTTGCTCTAACCCTTCAAGGCTAGGTTTAATTAAAAACTTAGCTATCGCTTATTAGGAGTTACTGATATGAGTATGCCTTTTGGTAAATCTGCTGGTGACCCTAAAGCAAAGCAAAAAGTCTGGGCAAAAGCCAGTGGTGCAGTTACTGCTGGATACCCAGTCGCAATAGCATTGAGTTCTGATGGAGCTGAGTATGTATGTAAAGTACATGCAGTCGCTACTACATCAATGCCGGGTAAATACGGTATTGCAGAAGGAGCTATTGCAAGCGGTGCGTATGGATGGGTTATAGTTAGAGGTGAAGCTAGTGCAGTTAGTGGTGGAACTGCTGGACAAGTAGTTACCGCTATAAGCAATGCCGGTGTTTTAACATCTGGTGTGTTATCTGGTTCTAATGGTGCTGATGCAATCGGCACATGCATTGGTGCTGGTAAAATAGTTATTCACTAGAATAGTTGTAAGTAATTACCCCCGATTTTCTGCTCGGGGGTATATTAAAAATGTATGAAAAAAAAAGATTCAAGATTAAAACGAGCTGGGGTAATGGGTTACAACAAACCCAAACGGCTCAAGAACGACCCCGGTGGGAAGTCAC